GACAGCTTCTCGGCGGCCTCTGCGGCAAGCCGCAGGTTGGTCGCGAGGCAGTCGAAGATTTCGATCTCGGTGAGGGCACCCATGGTCCCCAAGCCCTGCCGTGATTTGGGGGCGGGCCGCAATGGGGTGTGGGCAGTTCCAGGCACATGCGGGATTGCATGGTATTATGCGGGACGAATCGGGCACTGGGGATAAGATTTTGAGCGCTCTCGATCGCAAGGACTGGCTGTCGCGCAAGGAGGCAGCCATCTATCTTGGCGAGTTGGGCTATCCAATCGCGCCGAAGACGCTTTCGAATCTCGGCAGCAATGGCAATGCCAAGGGCGGGCCGCCGTTCACGCAATATCGCTGGCGAATGGTGCGGTATCGCCGCGCCGATCTAGAGCTTTGGGCACGCAATCAGAGCCGGCGGGTAGAATGAACCGGTTCCGAGTGCGAACTGGTTAGATGCCGCTCGTCTTGGGAATGACAAATCTCAGATCATCGATGGAGACCTCGGCGCCGCCATCGATGAGCGCAACGCCGATCTCATGCCCATTGATGGTTACGGTGTCGCCGTAGCTTTCGCCGAGATAGACGTGGACGACGCACTCACCTTTGGATTGATAGCCGAAGGCGACCACATCTTGTCCGCCATCGAGGACAAGGGCCGCGCAGAAACCAAAGGCGAGTGCGAGGAATCCATCAGGCATCACGCTCCTCCCTGTGGTTGTTGGCCGACCAAAGCGCCAAGCGCCGAATTCCCGCCTGGCAGTTGCGTGTCGCTCAACGTCTTGGCCGCCGTCACCGCCGCCATCGCCTGTTGCGGGGCCTGTGCCGCCTGCATCGCCTTCTGGCGGATGGCGTCGTGCTCTTTGATCTCGTCATCGGTGAACACGCAGTCATTCGGATAGTTATTCAAATCCGCATAATGCTTCATCGACTTGTCGAGATTGATGACGCGGATCGGATCAGGCACACCTGCGGCCTTGGCCGCAGATGACAACGCGCCTGCGGTCGCAAAGACATCCTTCATGGCGATTGATTCGGCGCTCCGTTGGGCCAATCTCAGAATCGAGACATAGGTAATCTTGAGCGGGACGCCTCGAAGCGATTGTGGACGCGGTTTCAACATCCCGCGCCGTTCCAGGATTTCCATCGTGCGCTCGATGGCGAGATCGAACTCATTCTCGGCAAGCGTGATGACGGGGCCGAGTTCCTGCAGACGTTCGAGATCCCGCTTGGTCAATTCAAGCTCGTTGCGCGGTTGCACGCCTTCCATGCGCGAGATTGCCATGAACAGATCAACGAACAGGCAATGGTCGATTCGCCCCTCGATCTTTGTAATATCCGCCGTGAGGCCCGTGAGCCATTGTGCCGCGACCTCGAACAGCGGCCAGAAGCCTTTCTTCTGCCCGGCCGTGTTCATGTAAGTGATCATGCCAGGCATGATCGAAGCCGGCTCGTTCTTGAGCTCGGGCTCGGCGCCCATGGGGGGACGAATCCCCTTCTCGATGAACTCGCCCTTGCGCATGTCCTCCGTCTGGAGTTGTCGGTTATCGCCGATCGCGTCCATACAGGGGGAGCGGCCATAGGCATCGTTCGACACATGCGACCAGCGGAGCGCCATGAAGGGACGGATCGCGCGGAAGCCGCGAACCGAGAGCGGTTTCTCGGTCTTCGTGCCCTTGAGCCAATAGACCTCGCGCCAAGTGAATTTTCCAGGGATGACCTTGACGCTGCCGCCAGCCCGGTTCGGCAAATCGAAGTTGGGCTCGATGGCGCGCGCGATCACGAACTCGGTCTCGTATTGACCCGCTTTCCAGGCGCGGCACACAACCTCGGGGCAGTTCTCGATCGTGAACATGCCGACGATCGCCGAGACCGTCATGGTGAATTCGCTGTAGTGCTCGGTCACATCGAATCGCGCGCCCAGGCCGAGATAATATTCACCCGCGCATGGCAGATAGAGCCGGATCACATCCTGCGCGTCCTCATAGATGATCGGCGGGGCGGTGCCGATCACCACGAGGTCACGGAAGGCCTGCGCCATGATCGAATAGAAGTTCGACTGGGCGAACACCGTGTAGATTTTCTGCTCGGTATCGGTGAGCCAATCCTTGGCGTCGGCCGCGATGTCGATCCAGGGAAGCGCGATGCCGACCTTGAACCACGGGCGGGAGGGAGAGCACAGGCCCGTCCACATGCCGGCCGCGCAGGTGCGGACCGCAAGCAATCCGTGCGAATTGATGATCTGGGTGTTGATGTTTCCGCCCCGCCACATGCGGTTCGCGGTGACGAGCCACACGTAGCGGAAGGGCAAAAAGAACGCGGCAAGGATCGACCAGAACGCCCACCATGAATAGCGCCAGTTGCGGAGCGCCAGCATGCGGGCTTCAAGGTGGGCGTAGATCGTGTCCCAGCCGCGGGAAATCCTGCCGGGTGCCCCGGTCGGCGGATTCGCCGGTTGCTTTGCAAGCAATGTCGGGCTTGCGAATTCGTAGGCTGCGGTCGCGTAATCGACTTGCGCCATCAGTTGACCCGCCGCCGCAATTCGGCTTGATAGAGCGCGAGTATTTTAGCCGTAACATCGGCGAGCCATTGCTCGATTTCAGGAGTCGATTTGACGCTCTCGCCAAGCGACAGTTTGATGTCACCTGAACGCAGTCCCGCGACAATCCCACAGATCGTGAGCGTTGGCAGGTCGAGATTGATCGAGATCGTTGTGGAATCTTGTTCCATAGGCATTTCAAAAGAAGTTTGCGCGGGTCGGCATCCTTGACCGGTCACTATGAGGCCCAAGAGCCCGGCCGCCCCGGAGGATGCCTTTCTGGGACAGAGCGTGTCCCGCGCCTACACGCCCCAGAAGGAGGCGGCCCCCAAACACGCAGCACGCTACTGACCAAACAGAGCCTTGCCGGCGACCGATGGCGCCTTTGCGCCTTCCGGGGAGGATGCCAGCGTGCGATCATAGCCCATGCCGCCTGCGGCAGCGGCCGCAGCGCGCTCGGCAGCGCCGGAGACGGCGACGCTCGATGAGGCCATGATCGGGGGATTGGGTGGCGGTGGAGGCGGCGGGGGGGGTGCGGCGGCGGCAATCTTGGGGGTGAGGAAACTCATCGCAGAGCCTCGCGTTGCGCTGCGGAGTGGGCGGTCTCGAAGCCGCCTCGGCGAACTTCTTCGATCGCCGTTGGGCGGCTGATGATCTCAGTATTGCGTGGCACAACCACGAGCGGCGGCGGCGAGGGCGGCGAATCGTCCAAAGGGGGCGCACCGTTCGAGAGATCGGCCGCGGCCTTCTCGTAATCGCGAATCTCGGCCTCGCGCATGTCGAGATGCTTCGCGTGCGCCGCGATCGCTTCCCCGCCACGTCCCACGAGTTGGTCGATGCGATCGGCGAGCTTGTCCGCCCGCTGGTCGAGCTCGGCAAGCTTCAAGTCCTGGTATTTGGCAAGCCCGCGAAAGCCTACGCGCGCCATCTGGTGTCCCCGCTGCCAGCCCAACAGTGCGAGCCACAATTGACCTTCGGTCGTCCAGCGATACAGCAGATCATCGCGGTCCCCACCGGTCATGCGAATCGCCCCTAGCATAGGCGGGCCGCCCGCGGTTGTCATCAATGCGGCCGAAGGGATCGTAGCTTGTGTCCACAGCGGAGCGCTGGGGGCCGCGGAGAGATTCGACTGCGAAATTCACGGGCTCGGCGAACGTGAGCGCGCCGGCGTCCGCCTCGTCGGGAGAATAGCCAAGCCGAATCTTGATATCCTTCTTCGGCTCAAGAATCAGCTTGTCGCCTTTGAACGAATAGGTTGTCATCGTGAGCGCAGCGATCAATTCCTTCGATTCCGGCAATGCTCCACCGTTCTTGATCCACTGCACGAAATCGAAATACATCTCGGCCCGCTTGTTGGCATAGCGGGTCTTGTCATGGGGTTCGGCCGCGAAGTGCACCCGCACTGGGGTCTTGCCCAAAAGCTGCATCTGGTCGATCCAGCCCGAGCCGAAGCCGCCCGTCGAATCGATGAAGCAGGCATTGATGTTATGGTCGGTCCAGGCGCGCGACACTTGGCCGGCGCCTTGCGTTGAATTGAGATTGCGATAGGAGAGGAACGGCAGCATCTGGATTCCGTGACGGATCGCAATTACGCTCTTGTCGTCGCCATATTCGGCCACGTCGACGCCCATCACCTTGGGCGCTTCGCCGATCTCGTGCGCTTTGTGATAGCGCTTCATGGCTGCCGAGACTTCGTCCGGACCTATCAGCGCATTGATCGATGATGGCGGGAACTTCCCGAAGATGTTGACCAGTACCCAAGGATTATCGCGTCCATATTGTTCGATCTGCTCGCGGGCATGCTCGGCCGAGACGCGGGGGGTGCGTTTCGGATCATCGGGATCGGCCGTGATCTCGATGACCTTCCACAGTCTGCGGGCAACCGTCGCTGCGCGATAGAGCGGGCCTGCGAGTTTCGTCGGGTTGCCGGCCTGGACGATATGGGCCTCGATCGGCTCGCCCGCGAAGATGCCCTCGCACGTCGGCATGATGGCGTCAGGATAGTCGCCTGATTCGTCGAGGAGCCACATCACGTATTTGGCGTGAACGCCGGCGAGCGCATTGCCGATCTGCGTAGGATCGGCGTCTTTTGGCCAGGTGCGGGCTTCGAGCTTCCAGGTTGCGGGATGCTGGCGGCAGAAAATAGTGGATTTGGTCTGCTCGAAGAGGGCTTGCAGGAGCGGCGATGTTGCGTGCCAGCGGGCGAGTTCGGTCCATAGGCCGGTCTTGAGGTTGTCGCCCGATATCGAGGTCGCGCCGATGATCGGATGTGGGCGGGTAAGCAGATAGTTCCAGCCCAGCCATGCCAGCAACGCGGTTTTGCCTGGCCCTTTGCAGCTCTGGAATGCAAGCCGCGGCGTCGTCGGAAAGCACGCCAGCGCATCGTCCTGCCAAGGGTCGGGTGTTACGCCGAACAGCTCGCGCGCCATGCGCGGCGGCTCGGCTCGCCACGTGGCGATGCATTCGGCGGCGATGTCTAGGCTCATTCTCCCCTCTACGTATTACTACTTATAAGTATTACTACGTATAGCAAGAACTGCTACACTACGCTACATTCGCAATTGTCAGGCCGATGGCTTGATCCCGCGCCTCGGGGCATCAGGGGCGGAGATAGAAAATGACCAACCATCCGAACCGCCGCCGCACCTATTGGTTCATTCGGCCCCGCAATTTCGCGAATGAATACTCGGTGGGCATTGCCTCCACGCGCGAGGATGCCGAGCAATACGAGGCTGAGGGCTATAGGCAAATCGATCGTGATCGTGCCTTGCGCCTGATGTCGGAGCGTGGTGACACCGCGACCCAAATCTACGCCACGGTAACGATCGATGGCGATCCGGTTTATGACCGTTTCGAAATTGCCCGCGAAATTCGAACGGGACGCCCCATTTGACCCCTGTCGAATTCCGCGCCGCTCTGCAAGTTCTAGGGCTGTCCGTTCGCCGGGCAGCTCCAGAGCTTGGCGTCTGTCTGCGCACCGCTTATGGCTGGGCACGGGGCGAATGGCCTATTCCAGAGACGGCGGCGCGTCTGGTGCGGGCGCTGCTGGCCGCCCGTAGCTCGCCGTAATGAGCGCCTCAAGCGATGCGCCCGCCTCAAGCGCAACGGCGGTCGGCTTCTCAAAGCCCAGCAGTTTGCAGAGCTGCTTGTTCGCGGCCTCTTTCGAATAGAGTTTGAGATTCGGTCGTCCGCGCTCGGTCCAGGTGATGCCCTCGATGCACAAGCGCTG